ACCTAGAAAACACTGACCTGCAAATAGCCCAAGAATTCATGGGCCACGTTCACCTAGTCCGGGTATGGGCTGTTGACCTCGGCAACACTGGCATAGGGATAGCAAGCGCATGATTGAGCACCTGATAATCGACGGAGTTCGCATTTATGGGCAATGGGACCGTAGCAGCCTATGGTTCATGGGCAGGGCTACTGACAAAGCCACGTTTGACGCCCTAGCCTTGAGTGCCAAGCTCAAGGTCTATACGAACCCGGCACAGCCTGAAACGACGGACCCCGAGACGGATGAGGTCGTAACGCCAGCGGTAGACGCGTCTGGTCCTATTATCTCCGCGCCGGGGATCACTATTGCAGAGATCGGTTCCGTGGGTTTAGTGCCGGGGGTTTACGACAGCGACGGCAACGAAACTACCGCACCGATCCTTGACACCGCGCACCACGTCAACTTCTGGCTTTCTCCGGTAGTTGTCGCAAGGGGTGAGTGGATGCAATGGGCCACGCTTTGGACCTACTCAGGAGACGCCATAGTACCAAACAAGGTTGAGGACGGCACAGCCTTGCGGGGCTTTGCGCTAATAGACCCTGCGACGACTTCCAGCCCGTCTAATAGGTTGCTGTGATTGATTACACGCCGCACTTGTGGCATTGTTCTGAAAAGTAAAGGGCTAAAACATGGCTGATACAACCACGACAACCTACGGCCTTGTTAAGCCGGAAGTCGGCGCTTCTGAGGACACATGGGGCGCAAAGATTAACACCACGCTGGACACGCTTGACGACCTGCTAGACGGCACGACGGCGATTGCGCCCAATGTTGTGGGGCTAAAGGTTGGGGGCGTTGCGGTTACAACTACGGCGGCGGAATTGAACTTTGTCGTGGGCCTAACTTCCGCAGCGCAGACGCAGCTAGACGCAAAGCAAGCAGCCGACGCGGGCTTGACTTCTATTGCCGGTCTGACGACCTTGGCCGATAGGATGATTTATACCACGGCGTTAGACACCTACGCGGTTGCGCCACTGACCGCAGCAGGTAGGGCGCTGATTGATGACGTTGATGCGGCGGCACAGCGGTTGACGCTGGGCGCGGCACCTATTGACGACCCAACCTTCACAGGCGTGCCAGCCGTGCCGACGGCGACAGCCGGGACCGACACGACGCAGGCCGCATCAACGGCCTTTGTGACCGTGGCTGTCGCTGCGGCGCTGGGTATCGGCAGCGGGCAAACATGGCAAGACGTTAGCGGCTCAAGAGCCGTGAATAATACCGCATATCAAAACACTACTGGCAAGCCAATCCAAGTAAATGTTATGAGCGATTCCAACTCGGCTGAAAGTTTTTCCGTATCGCAAGACAACATAACTTGGCTGATTATTGTGCAGACAGGCGGGCAAGGCTCTGATTCCCTCAGAGCACAGGTCATTGTGCCGAACGGGTATTACTACAGGGCGTCAGTACCCGGCGCGTCAGCAGTTTGGTTTGAGCTAAGATAATGCCGCTAATCCCCCTTGAAATCCCGCCCGGCGCGTATCGCAACGGCACTGAGTTTGACCAGTCGGGCCGCTGGCGTGATATGAACCTTGTGCGCTGGCGTGACGGGTCATTGCGTCCTGTCGGTGGGTGGCGCTTGCGGGCGGCTACGGCATACACTGGCGTGCCCCGTGGGTTGATTGCTTGGGAGGATCTGTCAGGCGACCGGCGCGTCGGCGTGGGGTCTTTTAGTAACCTTTATTCAACCAGCGCAAGCGGTGTAACGACGGACATTACACCCGCAGGCTTTACGTCGGGAAGCCAGATTGCGGCGGTCAATACAGGCTTCGGCGGCGGTTTCTTTGGGTTAAGCTACTTCGGCACGTCGCGCCCTGACACTGGCAACTTTTCCGAGGCTACAACGTGGGCGCTGGACAATTGGGGCGAATACCTCGTGGCGTGTTCGTCCTCTGACGGCAAGCTGTACGAATGGCAACTTGACACGGGAGTCGCGGCGGCGGTCATTGCCAATGCGCCACTCAATAACCTGTCGTTGCTTGTATCCGCAGAGCGGTTCCTCTTTGCCCTTGGGGCCGGAGGCAACCCGCGCAAGGTCCAATGGTCGGACCGTGAGAATAACACGCTATGGACGCCAGCGGACACAAACGAGGCGGGCGACTTTGAACTGCAAACGGCGGGGCAAATTATGTGCGCGCTAAAGGTTCGCGGGCAGTCGCTTATTCTAACGGACCAAGATGCACACTCAGCCACCTATCAAGGGCCGCCATTCGTCTATGCGATTGAGCGTGTCGGGCAGTCGTGCGGTATCATCTCACGGAAAGCAGTCATTAGCGTGGACGCAGGCGCGTTCTGGATGGGGCAAGAGGGTTTCTTTTCATACTCAGGCGGCACGGTTCAAGAACTGCCGTGTGACGTTGCCGACTACGTTTTCGGAGATATTAATCGGGCGCAAATAAGCCTAGTCCACGCTGTCCCAATGGCGCAGCACGGCGAAATCTGGTGGTTCTATCCTTCCGGCGGGTCAAACGAATGTGACAGATATGTTGCGCTTGACTATAAAGAGGGCCACTGGATATTCGGCCAGATTGACCGGACGTGCGGCACAGGGCGTGGGGTATTCAAATACCCCTTGTGGACGGATTCACTCGGCAACCTTTGGGAGCAGGAAGTCGGCCTAAACTATGAGGGCGCGGCTATCTTTGCCGAAAGCGGGCCAATCAGTCTTGGCGTCGGCGACCAAGTGATGTCTGCCACAAGCCTAATCCCCGACGAAAGCACGCAAGGCGACGTGACGGTAACATTCAAGACGCGCTTTCACCCCAATGACGTTGAGCGGTCTTATGGACCCTTCTCAATGGCAAACCCTACTGACGTGCGATTCACGGGCCGACAGATACGGATGCGGATTGATGGCGCGCGCTTGGCTAACTGGCGTGTAGGCACTAACCGGCTTGACGTAACGCCAGGTGGCCGCAGATGAGTGGCCTGCCTATTGTCGGGCCTGACGTAAGGGTCTGGGCCAATGACCTGCGGCGCTACCTCGGGCGGCAATTGGACCGTCTGTCGTGGCGCGTTGCTGGGCAGACGGCTTCCGAGAACGGAATGATACTTTGGGATGAGGCGGCGGGATACGCTGTCGTGTCTTTGTCTGGCTCTTGGGTTAGAATGGGGACATTTGTGGCCGCGCCTGCAAGCGCCACGGCGGCGGGCAAGACCGGGCACTTGGCGACAGATGCAAATTACATTTATGTCTGCACGGCGACGAACACATGGAAGCGGGTCGCAATCTCTACATGGTAAACCTAGAAACATATCGCAAGTGGATTGAGGCCGCGCTTGAGCGTAGCGGCGGCACCCACACCTTTGACGATATCGCGGCGGGCATTGCGTCTGGACATATGCAGCTTTGGCCTGCGGCAATGGCGTGTGCAGTGACGCAAATTGTGGTATACCCACGCAAGAAGGTTCTGCATGTGTTCCTAGCGGCGGGTGACTTGGAACAAATAACGAACGCCATTGCGGACGTTGAGGCATGGGGCAGAGCGCAAGGGTGCGCAAGCCTGACGATGAATGGCCGGTTTGGCTGGCAGCGCGTCCTGAATAAACGGGGATGGTCCCCCACGATGGTAATAATGGAACGGAGCTTGTCATGAGCGGCGGCAGTCAAACACAAAGCACAACAATTCCCAAGTTTGTTGAGGATGCGGCGCGCGAAAACATCGCGTTAGGCAATCAAGTCGCGGGCCTTGGTTATGTGCCATACTTCGGGGCAGACGTTGCGTCGTTTACGCCCATGCAACAAGCATCATTCCAGAACACAGGTCAAGCAGCAAATGCGTTTGGCTTGGCTGGTGGCAATCTGACGGGCATGGAGGGGATGCCACAGCCTCAACAATTTGCAGGCGGCGCGTCCGGCTATTCATCCGCGCCGATGTTCCAAGAGACAATGGCGGCGCTTGAGGCCAACAATCCGGCCCAATTCGCGGCAATCCAAAGCATGTTTAACAACCCGCAGACAGGCATGGGCGGCAACCAGCCAGGTATGCAGATGCAGCAACAGCCAATGCAACAGCCTTTTGGCGGCAACAGAGACGACGGCGGGTCTTTCAATTCTGGATACGG